GAATTGTCCTAAGTTCTTAGAGGAAATAGCCGGATATGTTTGGGATGAAAAAGCAGCCTTGAATGGAATTGAAAAGCCAGTAAAGGATGCAGATCATATTTTAGATGCTGCAAGGTATTTCGTAAAGACAATAATTAAACCAAGGCGGTTAGCGAGATAAAGCTTGTAAAGAAAAACACGTGTTAATATTTACATTTACATTCAAGAACTTAATAGTTCTCAAACGGCTTTCTTAGGTAACAATATTTAACAATTTAGTTTACAATGATTTAGTTTACAAATTTATAAAACAGATATATAATTAATTCACAGATAGGTTCATTAAGGAGATGTGAATTATGAGTATATATGGTTATTGTAGATGTAGCACTAATGAAACAAAGCAAGACATAAGCAGGCAAGAAAGAGATTTGAAAGTATTAGGTGTTGCTGACAAAAAGAATATATTTAAGGAATATGAAAGCGGTACTAAACTTAACAGAATAGAGTTAAATAGATTATTAAATACAGTTATTGAAGGAGATACAATTGTTGCAACGGAAGTAAGTCGTATAACTCGTTCAACTAAGCAGTTATGTGAGATAATAGAATTTGCAAAGAGCAAGCATATTAAATTAGTATTTGGAATATTCATCGTTGACTGTACAAGGGAATTAGATCCAATGACAGAAGGTATGCTTAAAATGATGGGTGTATTTAGTGAGATAGAAAGAAACATGATAAGCCAACGTGTTAAGTCTGGGGTAGCAAATGCAAGAGCCAAAGGGAAGATACTTGGAAGACCTACATTGACTATTGAGGATATACCGCAAAAAGTAATTGATACTTATAACTTATATAAAGATAATAGTATCAGCAAGACAGACTATGCGAAGATCTGTAATGTAAGCAGGCCAACATTAGATAAATACTTAAAAGTTATTATAGAAGGATAAGAGTGCTTAATATTAAGTGCTTTTTTTTGTGAGAAAGGAGGCGTAAAGGTGAGAAAGACTAGAAGGCATAAAAAGTACAGCAGAGATTCAAAACCTAATGATGTAGCTAATACAGCAACTAATGGTAAAAGTATATCAATGGATGCATTTCAAAATGTAATGGCTAGGTTAGGAAGTGGAACACCAAACCTCCTTGAAGGCACAGAGTATACAATGTCACGATTAACTCAAAACTTTCAGTTATTAAACAATTTATATAGATCACATTGGATAGTCAGAAAAGTTATAGATTGTATGCCTGAAGATATGTGTAAGAATTGGATAACAATTAAAACTCAAATGGAGCCAGATGATATAAAGAGGTTTGACAAGCTTCAAAGAACCACCAGAGTACAAAGAGATATATTACAATGTCTTAAGTGGTCAAGGTTATATGGAGGAGCTGGTGCAGTAATAATAATAGAAGGCCATGAAGATATGCTTGACCAACCATTAGATTACAGTACAATAATGCCACAATCATTTAAGGGATTAATTACATGTGATAGATGGACAGGATTAACACCAGGAGCAGAACGAATATCAGATGTAACTAGTCCAGACTTTGGATTGCCAGAAACATATCATTGGGTTGCAGACAATATAAGTGTTGAAGTTCATCATAGCAGAGTTCTACGGTTCACAGGCAGAGAGCTTCCACCTATTGAAAAGTATACTGAACAGCAATGGGGTATTAGCGAGATAGAACTTGTATTTGATGAATTAAAAAAAAGAGATAATACGAGCTATAACATAGCACAGTTAGTATTCTTAGCCAATCTAAGAGTATTAAAAATGCGTGACTTAGGAGAAGCTCTTGCAGTTGGAGATGAAGCAGCACAAAAGGAAGTATATGATACTGCAAAGGCTCAAAATTGGTTAATGTCAAATATGGGCTTATATATACTAGACGAAAAGGATAGCTTTGAAACGCATCAATATTCATTTACTGGTCTAAATGATATATACGAATCATTTATGTTAGACATTGCAGGTGCTGCTGAAATGCCAGTTACTAAGATATTTGGTAGAAGTCCACAAGGTATGAATGCCACTGGTGATGGAGATAAAGAAAACTATTATAATACCATAGAGCAAAAGCAATCTGCTCAACTAGAACCAGTATTAGATAAATTATTGCCTATTATGTATGTTAGTGAGTTTGGTTCAGTTCCGGATGATTTAGATTATGTATTTAATCCAATAGAAACTGCGAGTGAAGATGATCTGGCTAATATAGTAGATAAGAAAACAAATAGTATTATAAATGTATTTAGCGCTGGCATAATATCACAAAAGGTTGCATTAAAAGAATTAAGGCAAATGAGTGATACAACAAATATGTTTACCAATATAACTGATGAAGATATAGACAATGCAGATGATGGTACAGATCCAATTGGAGATATGCCACCAGAAGAAAATAATCATTTTAATTTTAAGTTACCATCAAGTGATATATTGCCATCATTTGATGGAGGAGAAGGAAGTGGCAATTTTGGACATGAAGGAAGACCGGGAGAATTAGGTGGAAGCGGAGAAGGTGGGGAAAGCGCAAAAACTACTAATAATTTAGATAAACCATTGAAATTAAAAATAAGTAATGGTAAAATAAAAATTACAGGAAATGTTAAAGTTAAGGTTGAAGGAGAAGGTGACTATTACTTAGCCAAGGATTCTGAAATCACAAAAATTGTTGCATTTGCTGGTAAAGGGTGTGACAAACCAGTAAGAGTAGCAGAATATTTAAGTAAGCAGTATGGTGGTAATGAAAAAAATTGGAAACATACTAGAGGGCAAGCAATTGTATCTTATAAAGGAAATGCTAAAACTGCTGAAATACATTGGTTTGACAATAATGATGTTGGATATGTAAAAATGAAAGTAAAGAGGTGGCTAAAAAATGAAGGTTAAATATCTTGGGAAAAGCGATCCTTTAACATTAATGAACGGAAAAATATATGATGTTATTTCTGTAGAACAAGAATGGTATAGAATAGTAGATGAAACAGAAGAAGATTATTTATATCCACCTGATGGTTTTGAAATAGTTGAAAAGTAGCACTTACTTAAGTAAATGAGTAAGTGCTTTTATTATACCCATTTTTAGAGGTGATAAGATGATTCAAAAAAAGAACACAGCCAAAGACCTATGGCAACCCAAAAGAAGAATTGAAGTAATGTACAAGAAGGCTTTGCGACAAATCACCAAAAAGCTAGAACAAAAGTTAATGGGGTTGACAGATTTAAAGAGTATATTAGAAACCATTAGAAAGTTTGCAGATAGCAAAGAATTTAATGAGTACGCTGAAAGGTCTGCCATGAAGATGGTGACAAGTTTATTCAGTGATGCAGGTAAAACATGGAGACAAGCAGCAAGAACAAATTCAAAAGGTAAAGGAATATATGAGGCTCTTAAGACTGAATTAAATGGACCTATAGGAAAATCTATAAATGAGCAGATTAAAAGAAATGCAAAATTAATTAAGAGTATGCCTACGTCTATAAGGCCACAAATAACAAACTTTGTAGCAGAAGAAGCATTAAAGGGCAGAAGGTCAGAATATATAGCAGAAGATTTATTGAATAAGTTTCCTGCTATGTACGAATCAAAAACTAAGTTGATAGCAAGAACAGAAGTATCAAAGACTTCTACTGCATTAACTAAGGCTAGGTGCGACAATCTAGGATTGCCAATCTATATATGGCGAACAAGTGAAGACAAACGTGTTAGAAGTTCACATGACATTATGGATGATGTCATAATATTTTGGAATGACCCACCTTCACCAGAAAAACTAGATGGTGGAAGGTCAGTAGGAAAGTATCATGCAGGTAATATATATAACTGTAGATGTTACCCAGAGCCAATTATAAGATTAGATTTTATTAGTTGGTCACACAAAGTTTATTATAAGGGAACTATTCAGACCATGACTAGAAAACAATTTGAAAGCATTATGTGATTAATAGGATTATGTAAAATTAATAAATATATGTTAAGCCTTATAAATCTAAAGTGAACGAGAATATCGTAAAGAGGTGTGGATATTCAGTAACTACTATAAGGCTTTTTATTTTATCCAAAATTCCTTGAAGGGAGGTGATAAGAAAAGATGAAAGCATTTTATGGATCAAAGATAAGTGAGAATATGACCAAGACACCAGAAGGGTTCCTTATATGCTGTAATGTTCCTATTGCACGTACTGGATGGTATGACTATTTAGCACAAGAGATGGGATTAGAAGGACAAGGAATAGTTAAAGTATATAGAAGTCCGGAAGAGGTGTTTAGTAGAAAAGCTATAGCAAGTTTTGAGGGTAAGATTGTCACTAATAATCATCCACCAGACCTACTTACACCGGAAAATTCAGAACTATATACCAAAGGAGCTATTCAAAATGTAAGGCAGAGTACAGATGAACCTGACTTATTAATAGCTGATTTAATAATATATAACAAAACCTTGATAGATGAGATTCAACAAGGGAAAAGAGATGTTTCATGTGGCTATGAATATAATTGCGTAGATAATGGGAATGGAACATATTCGCAAATAAATATTGTTGGTAACCATGTGGCTGTAGTTGAAAGCGGTAGAGCTGGAGACAGAGTTGCAATAATGGATTCAAAAATTAAACAAACGGAAGGAGAAAAGAAAATAATGAGTAAAGTTAAAATACCAAGACAACAACGTGGACCAGTGACAAACTTTATGGCAGCATTAGGACTAAAACATTTTGCACAAGATGCAGAACCACAAGAAATTGCAGAGGCTGTAGATGCGTTAGCAGAAGAAAGAGAAAATACACCAGCAGAAAAATCAGAGGGCAAGGATGCCGAGGTTGAATCACCAACCGAGCAACAAAAAGAAGATGCTGAAATGAATGCATTATCTGCAAAAGTAGACCAATGTATGGAATTATGTCAAAAATGCATGGAAATGATGAAAGGAAGCCAAGAGAGCAAACCAGAAGATGCAATTGATGAAATGATTAATAATTTATCTAAAGGTGAAAATAGCACAGGAGATGAAGAAGAATCTGTAACAGTTCCAGTTGAAGAAATGGACGAGGATATTAATGAAAATGAAGAACCAATGAAAAGCGCAGATAGTGCAGCAATGATAAGAGCATTAAATGCTATAAAACCAATGTTAGCTGCTATACCAGATCCTAAGGCTAGAAAGAAAGCTTGTGATTCAGTTATTGCTGAATTCAGTAAAGCTAAGAAATCTACATCAAAAGGGAATGGATACAAACAAATATTAGAAGTACAAAAAAATAATTCAGCATCTAAAGCACAAAAAGCAGCAGATGCTAAAGAAAAGACTTACCAAGATATTGAAAATAGCTATGCAAAATCTAATCCACATAATAAAAAGGAGATGAAGTAATATGCCAGGAAGTGCAGTAGGAATTGAATTAAATTTAGGTTATGCAGGTACAGTGTCTAGAAGTGTAGATACAATAATTACTCCAAGAGTAGTTAAGAGTGTAGTTACAGATGGTGCAGAAACAAAAGCAAGTATTTTGTTTGGTGAACCAGTTATATTAAATACAGATAATACTTATTCAAGATTTGGTGAAGATGGAACAGCAGCTGCTTTCGCTGGAATAGCAGTAAGAGAAGTTAAACAAGCTACTGACTATTATGCGGCTAGTGGATCATATCTTCCAGGAGAACTTATGGATGTACTAGAAAGAGGAAGTATGACAGTAAAATGTAATATAGGTACTCCAACAGCAGGCGGCAAAGTTTATATTAGGACAGTTGTGAATGCATCAGTTCCATTAGGAGTAATAGGACAATTTGAAGCTGCTGCAGACAGTACAAATACAGTAGAAATAACAAATCTAAGATGGAAGACTGGTAAGATAGACAGCAACAAGATTGCAGAAGTAACAATTCTTACTAGATCAAATGCGTAGGAGGAAAGATAAATGAATTTATATAACAATGGACAAATACATGGAATTCCTGGTTATACAGCAACCGCAATGGATGCTGCCGGAATTGGTCAAGGTATGGCCTTTCTAAATGGAGAGCTTGAAAAAAGAGATGTAAAGCTTAATGAACCATTAGCAAGTGTTACGTTTGCTAGAGATATTCCAGTTAAAACTGGAGGAGGATGGGTTGAAACAACTTCTAACCTATTCGTTGATTATGCTACAACTGGTTCAAATGGCAATGGATTAATCAGAGGTCAATCTAATGATATTCCATTAGTACAGGCTAATACTAGTAAAGATTTATTTAAGGTGTTTGGTTGGTCAAATGTATTAAAAGTACCTTTTATAGATCAACAAAAAATGTCCGGAATTGGTCGTTCACTAGATAATATATTAGACAATGGAATTAAACTTAATTATAACAAATGTATTGATTATATGACATATAAAGGGGTACCAGAAGAAAAGGTATATGGGTTAGTAAATAATCCTAATGTTGCAGCTTCGGCAGTTGCAAATGGAGCAGCAGGAACTAAAACATGGGCTACTAAAACACCTAAGGAAATTCTAGATGATGTCAACTCTATTCTTAATGCCACATGGGAAAATTCTGAATATGATATAAGTGGTATGGCAAATCATATTCTTATTTCACCAAAAGAGTATGCTTATATTGTGTCTAGAGTTGTAAGTGATGCAGGTAATGTATCAATATTAAAATACTTATTAGAGAATAATATTGGAAAAGAACAAGGGGTAGATCTTTATATCGCACCTTCAAGGTGGTGTGTAGGCGCTGGACTTGGCGGAACCAATAGAATGGTGGCATATGCAAATGATGAAAATAGAATATTGTTAGATATCCCAGTACCACTTCAAAGAGTTATGACTCAACAAAGCGTAGCTGATATGGCTTACCTTTCAGGATACGCTGCAAACATAGGGCAAGTAAAAGTACTTTATACACAATGTATCGAGTATTACGATGGAATTTAAGAAAATAAAATAATTTAATATAAGCAGTAATTTGAGTTTTAGTTTAGCTAAGGCTTTTTTTATTGCTCAATTTTAGGAGGTAATGGAATGTTATTATATTCAACTAAAGCACTTAAATTTAAAGGTGATCCAGAAACTTTTGCACTGCCATGCCATACAATTACAGATGCTCCAGATTGGGTAGGTAAAACAGAAGAATTCAAAATGGCAAAAGACGATGGGTGTTTGACGATAACAAATACTAAGAAAAGTAAGACTGCTGCTGAAAATGGAGATTTAGATAAGTAATTATGAAGAGAAGGTGATTCCATGTTAGGAATTATATCAGATGCTAGTAATATTAAAACTGGTGCGAATCCAACATTTACACTAGATGATTTTTATGGAATATATCCTCAATTTGGAGCAAATGCAGACGGAATTTATGTAATGCCACAATTGATGACACAAATATATTTAGATTTAGCTAATGCTTGTATAAAAGAAGTTAGGTGGCATAGTTACTGGAAAGTTGGTATGAGTTTGTTTATAGCTCATTTTTGTACTTTATATGTACAAGGTATTGCAGAACCAGATAGTGGAGCAGCCGGAATATTAAAAGCAGGACAATTAAGAGGGCTTGAAACGTCTGTATCAGTAGGTGATGTTTCAGTAAGCACCGATTATACCATTATAGCTAGTGGAATTGAAGGCTGGGCAAGTTGGAAATCTACATCATACGGACTCCAATTGGCAGGTATAGGTAGATTATTGGGTAAAGGTGGCATGTACGTGTATTAAGGAGGTGTGCTTATGTTAAATGGTTTTACAAATGTAACGATAACTAAAGATTTAACAAGTGATATTGTAAATTCTCTTAAGGATCTAGCTAAAAAAACAGTATGTATTGGAGTTCCGAGTGAAGAAGATACACAAAGAGATAATATTTCAAATGCTGAATTAATGTATATCCATACTAATGGGATCAGAGACGTTTCTATGATAAGAGAAATGCAACACGACTTAGATAAAATGCCTTATAGTCAAGCACATGAATTATATGTACATGAACATGGTTCACCTTTATGGCATTCTCCACCTAGACCGATATTAGAACCAGCAATAGATAATTCCAAAGACCAAGTAGCGGAATTAATGAAAGATGTTGCAAAAGTAGCATTAAAAGGTGGGAATATAACACCAACTTTAAATGAAGTTGGACTTCAAGGGCAAAATATTGCAAGAGATTGGTTTACAAATCCATCTAATCATTGGGAGCCTAATACAAAAGCTACCATAAAGAAAAAATGTTCTGAACGGCCTTTGATTGATAAAGGAGAACTTCGTAAATCAATTACTTATGTAATAAAGGATGGTGATGTTTAATGCTTGATTTATCATCAGTAGTAACAGATCCTAGAGTTGCACAAACAGTTCCATTATACAGGAAAAATGGTGACTGGGTAAATGGAAGATTTGTGGAGACAGAAACAAAAGCTGATATGACAGGGACAATAAGTATTGCAAGTGCTAAACAATTAGAATTCATTCCAGAGGGTGATAAAGTAGGTGGAGAAATTGCTATTCATACTGCGACACCGTTATATACTTCACGAAATTTGAAAGATAATGATGGGAATAGTTTATCTGGAACTGCTGACCAAATATTATGGCACGATGAAAGATATAAAATATATGCAGTTAAACCCTATAGAGATTATGGCTACTATTTTGCAATAGGACAAAGGCTGGGTAGTGATTAATGGCAGATCAAGTATTGAAATTAAAAGAATTAGAAGATTTTATTCAAAATGTAACTTGCAAAATGCTTAATTTAGATATGACTAAGAAAGAAAATCAAGGGAAAGTAAGAATTAGTTGGCCAACTGATGGAGCTCCAGCCTGGAAAATTGAAGAAGATATAGTTTTCCTAAGAATAACTCCAATAGATGATAAATTAGCTAGGCAATTAAATATAATTTATAACCCGGATGAGGGAGATAATACATCTTTAAAAAAGAAAACAGGATATACAAGAGTGCATAAAATAGACTGGACATTATACGGACCTAACTCTTATGACAATGCCGATTTAATTAGATATTCAATTTTTGATTTTGATTATATGCAAGAGTTCAAATCAAAGAATATTTTTTTAATAACAGATGTTCCTATGCCTAACAGATTGCCAGAATTATATAATGGCCAATGGTGGGAAAGAACAGATTTTTCAGCAATATTTAATGAGAGTGTTATAAGGGAAAGTAAGACACCGTATATCACAAGCACAGATATTATAACCATTACAAATAGATAGGAGGATAAGAAATGGCAACTTTACCTTTAAATGATATTGTAGATGTATCCGTTAGTGTGGGTCCAGTTTCAGCTATTAGAACTAGCTTTAATCTAGGCTTAATAATTGGTAAGTCCACAATAATAAGCACTACAGACAGAGTTAAAACATATTCAAAGTTACCAGATTTAACAGCTAGTGGATGGACAGGAGAAGAACCTGAATACTTAGCAGCCCAAAAATACTTTTCTCAATCTCCAAAGCCAAATGAAGTAGCTATAGGAAGATGGGATGAAGCAACGGAAACAGGAGTACAAGCAGTAACAGCGTGTAGAGAAAAAAATCCAGAGTGGTATGCTTGCAGCGTATGTGAAGTAGAAAAAGCAGATATAATTGAAATTGCTTCTTATATAGATGCAGCTACACCAACAAGCGCATATTTTTATACTACAAGTGATAGTGATGTTAAGGCTGGAACTGCAGGAAATGTAATGGAAACTTTAAAAAAGAGTGGAGTTCATAGAAGTATAGGTCAATATTCCACCGTAGATGATGCAGTAGTTGCAATCATGGCTTATGCTATGTCTGCTAATACCCAAATGAGTGGTTCTGCATATACTTTAAAATACAAAGCAGAGGTAGGAGTTACAACAGAAAATTTAACAGCAACCCAAGTAATTATAATTAAGAATAACAATGGGAATATTTATATAAACAGAGGTTCGGTTTATAACATGTTTGAAGATGGAATTACAGCAGATGGAACGCATTTCGATGAGTTAATCAACTTAGATGTATTAACTAATAATATTCAAGTGGCGGTAACAAACGGACTTGTTTCAAGTTCTAAAGTTCCACAAACAGATCCGGGAGTCGATATGTTATTAAACTATATTACAGCACCACTTGAAACAGCGAAGGATATAGGGTTTATTGCACCAGGAGTTTGGAAAACAGCACCTATATTAACAGTTTCAACAGGGGATACATTACCTCGTGGGTATGTAATATTAGCTGGAACTATAGCAGATCAATCACAAGCGGATAGAGAAGCTAGAAAAGCACCTCCGATTTATATTTTAGCAAAACTAAGTGGTGCAATAGAATCAATAGCAATAAAAGTATATGTAAATAGATAGGAGGGATGAAAGATGGCAACTTATAGTTTTGAAGATGTAACATGTTCATTTTCACATCCAAGCGTAGGAGCAGCATCTTCTACAGGAGCTGGGCTTGGAACTATTTCAACAGCTATGGCTAATGATAAAACTATACATGATGTAGCAGCAGATGGAACAGTAATGGTATCTAAAATAGCTGGTAAAAATGGTGCTATAGCAATAACTATGCAGCAAACATCAGACCTTAATAAATATTTTTTGAAATGGTACAACTATGTTGACAATGCAAATGCTTCTGAATTTGCACTAATGAACGCCACTATTAAATCTAATAATTTAGGAGATTCAACAGTTTGTACAGGAATTTCACCACAAAAATTAGCAGATAGGCCATACCAAGCACAAGGACAACATGTAACTTGGAATCTAATGGCATCAGCTATAACAGAAAGTTAGGGGAGGATTAATTAATGGAAGTACCTATAATGTATAAAAATATAGAGATTAATGGACGTAATTTTAGATCTGTCTCTTATACACATCTCCGAGCCCACGAGACTAGG